CAGCTAATGCGCTAGTGGTTCGTGGTTTGCTATACACTATGGCAGAAATGCGCTGCAAGAACATCTTTGTCCAAGCAAAGATTGCAGACTTGAACAGTTAATCAACTCTAGGTATAATGGGGCGTAGGCTTTAAATCTTACGCCCCTCATATCTTAACTAAACTTTATAATGGAGGAATAAGGATATGGCAAAACATACATTCAGCATGTCCGATGTAACTGGCGATACTAAAGTTATTGCACGATCTTCATATGGTTACGATTGGAATTACTTGGCTGATGATGAAACCCTTCTTTTTGGTAGTACCGACGAAACTGCTTTCAGTGTCAAAAATATGATTCCGGGTACTGGTATTTCTACTGGGTCTGGTACTGTTTGTAAGGGTTCCGTCTTGCGAATGGGGGATGTCATCGAAACAACTATTATTATAGATTTAACAGGTCTAAACTCAGGTGATGCTGACGGTGATATTATTGGTGTAGCGGATACGGCAAACTGTCATATTGGGCAGATTACCGCTGCTAAGAACGGCACCATTACTCACGGATATATGCAATGTGTAGAAACTCCAGCAGGTGGGGAGCCTGACATTGATTTGTTCTCTGCTACCGAAGCTACTGGTACAGAGGAAGCACTTGTCACTGGTTTGACCGAAACAGCTTTGTTGGCAACTGCGGTAGATTGGACAAACATTCTAGCTCCTAAAGGAATTACCGCTGTTCCTGCCGCTAACGAGTATTTGTATCTAGCTGCTTCTGGCGGCTCTACAAATAACACTTATACGGCTGGTAAATTTATCATTAAACTTTATGGTTCTTAGGTCATTGGGTAGCCATTTCCATAAAGAAGTGGCTACCTTTTAATGACAGAATTTAGGTCTATGTGATGTAAATTTAGAGGAGTGTGTTATTTATGGCTTCTAAAAAACAACAAGAATCCATTTCTATAGATTTAGCAGTTTATATGGAAAGGTTGGATACTTATATTGCAACACAAAGTACCTTAAACGAAACATTATGTAGAGGTTTAGATACTGTTAATGAAGAGTTATCAGACTTGAGATCATGGCGAAATCAAGTATATGGTGCTAAAGCTTTACTAGTCTTTACAGGAATTCTATTTGCTCATGCTGCAGTAGTTTTAGGAGCAATATTCGGGATAATTCGATTAAGATTGGGAGTGTAATTTATGGCAAATGAAAGACATACAGATGCGAGGGGTTGGGAAATAGATTTTTCTACACGCCAATCTGTCCATCCATATACACGATATTCACCTTTTAGAGCAGCTACTTCAACTACAGTATCTACATTATTTACTGTCGATAGAGGAGAAACCGCTACTAACTGGGTAACAAACCCTAGAGTTGAAGCTGCCGATATTGGTATGTTTACGGCAACTGGTTCAGCAATTTCTAGAAGTACAGCACAACAATCTTTAGGGGCAGCATCACTTTTAGTAAATCCAGATAACTCTGCAGCAGATGAAGGAGTTTATTGGGACTCTCCTACAATACCTTTCAGTATTCATCCTCAACAGTTAACAGTTCAAGTAGAACATCGAGGAGCATCGGCTTCAGGAGCAGTAACTCTGGAGATTATGGATTCGTCAGGAACTATCCTTGCTACATCTGGAACAGATAACTTAGCAACTTCATGGAGACGATTAACTGCTCAATATACTGTTGCTGGAAGTACTGCTGCTGCAGCCTATAGATTATCTATAACTACTACTGCTCAACATAATATTAGTTTTTATGTAGACAAGATTATGTTTGAGGTCAGAGAAGATACTACAGCAGTTTCTACGTATCTAGATGGTGATAACGGAATTAATTATGAGTGGACAGGAACAGCTAACGCTTCTACGTCACTGAAGAAACCGGGATTAGCTCTTATTAAAGGAATATTTTTAAAGAATGAATCAGGAACTGCAGCTGATATTGTTTACGTAGCTTTTGATACGATAGCTACTTCTGCTACTGGCATACCAATATTGGGTGGGGGTACGTTAGATACAAATTGGCCTTTAGGGTTTACTAATAAGATTACCGTAATAGCTGCCCAAAATACTCCTACCGTTAGTGGAGTTGTTTGGGGAACTCATTACGCCTAAGAAGAGGATATATAATGAGTACTAAGCTTTATTCATGGGCATCAGATGATGCCTCAATAATGTTGTTAGAAAAATCTCAAAGTGGTAGAACTACTGTTGAGGATATTCAAGGCGCATTAGAAGAATATCAAAAATTGTGGAAAGCTGGAATTGCTTCTAAAGCTGAGGTTTTAACACTCTCTCGTGCTTTTCCTGATGCTCCTGAATATACTGAAGCCGCTTTAGAATTTGATACTATGGAACCATTAGTTGTAGGTGGCCCTGCCTCTGTAGAATTAATTGACAGAGAAGGACATATGATTACTACAGATGCTTTGGAACAAGCTTTTAAACGGTATATGGCTAACTTTCGTACTCGGAATGCTATGGTGCTTCACAGTGATGTGCAAGTAGGGTGGGCATTACCAGCGTATATAAGTAAAGGTGGACAAATATTTAAGTCTGGTGTAGATGATAAAGGTCTATATTTTATCTGTGAAATTAGAGATGACACTCGTATAGCGAAAAGAGTAATAGATCAAATAAATGACGGTAAGCTTAAAAGTTATTCGATAGCTGGATCAGCTACTAAAACACAAAACATGCAGAAAGGCTTAATGCCTTATATGCAAGTAGACGAAATGGAACTTGCAGAAGTAACTGTATGTGAAAAAGGAGTCAATCAAGGGGCTGGTTTTGACTTGTTAAAGAGTCTTTCTACTCCCCAAGGTTCTTGTATTGATGGGAGTTGTTTGGTTAAATTGGAGAAACGAGATAGTCAAATCAGTCCTACAGAAGCAGGATTACGACACGCCACTCCACCCGAATTAGAGGTTGGAATTAAATGTGAATCATGTGAATATTTTATACGGAGTGCTGGGGATGATGTTGGGACATGTGAACTAGTTCTAGGTGATATTCATTCTGAAGATTGGTGTAAGTTGTATAGTCCTAATTTATCTTCTGAGGGGGGTGATCCACCATCTAACGCAGGTAGTAAATCTAATGTATTGGAGATAGTACTTATGGAAAATAAAGAAGGAAAAATAGATTTTGTTAAATCGTTTAGTAAATGGCGTGAATTACAGAAATCTGTAGATTGTGCGTGTAGTGAATTTGGACACGATACGGTATCTGTCTTTACAAATATATTAGCTAAAGCAGACAAAGACCCATTTAAGAGTGGAAAGTCCTTTAGTACCTTACATAACTATGCTGCAAGAGAGGCGGAGCATCATCAATTATTAAGAGAATATGGTTTTCCTTCTGAGCAACCACTTGAAGGAATGAGGTATACACCTGTTGTAGAAGTGGAAACTAATGATTGGGGTATACCAATACATTACAAACCTCCATGGACAGTTAATGAAGCTGGACAAGAACTAGGAGATAGACTAAATGAAGACTCTCCTGACTATAGTAAGTCTGCAGCAGCTAAGGCTAAGAAAGCTGCGAAGGAATCGGATCATCCATGGTATTCCCCAGAAATAAGTATAACGAAACAATTTCTAAATTATATGAATATAGGTAAAGCGGAAGATAATCCGTTTGCGATAGCTACTTCTCAAGCTAAAAAGCAGGGTCACAGTAATTTTAAAGAGGGTGGTGCTGGGGATTCTAAAAGAAAGAAGATTGCTGAAGCAGTAAAACGAGAGTGATCTAAGGAGGTTGGAATGGCTTGTTCGCTAATAGGAACTTTGGTTAGACTCGTAAGAAAATATATATTATGTTCCAATCATGGCCCACATGATTTAGTGGAGTATTATCGAATAGAATATAAGAATAGTCTTAGGAGGTAGAAAAGATGATTGGTAAACTAAGACCTCAAATATTTATAGCTATTATTTGTGCGACAGCATTTAGTTCATTGGCTCTATATATTGGAATGAAAATGGAAGCTGTTGAAATTGTTACCGCTATAGTGGGCGGTTTATTCGGATTCCTTGGGGGCGTCTCACTCAAAGTATTGGAGAATGAATAATAATGATTGTAGTTAATAATGATTGTGAATGTATTGGCTCTGGTGAATGTACTTGTGACACAGATATGTGTACATGTGAATGTGGGTGTGAAGATTGTGTCACGACATATGTAGGATACGCTGATAGAGATGAAGAGTATCAATGTGGTTGCGGTGGGAATTGTGCTTGTGGACAAAGTTCCATAGATGAAGATGGTTTATAGCATAGGATAACGAATTAAAATATGGTTTCTAAACCCTTGGGTAATGGTATAGGTCATCTTTTATATTTCAAGCCCCTCTCCGTCGATCCTAGAGTGTCTTAGCTTTGGGAAAACAGTTAAAAACTAGGTAAACTGCTTAAAAACCCCTGATTTATAGTTTTAATCCTTATAGTTGACTTTTTTATTATCAAAGGATTTTTGTAATTCTTGTTTTGCTTTTTCACTAATAAACTTTTCAACTAGTTGTAAATAAGTTTTAGTGAAGTTTGGCCCATGATGATCTGCTGGGCCTTTCTGATAATTAATGACATGAGACATTTCATGGCATATGAAAGGAATCTTCGTTACTACATTAGATGGAAGGGCTATATAAGTGGGAGTAGCATAAGCAATGTGTTTAGCAAGTCTTTTTCTAATGCTACTTGGAATGGTTCTTTTGTTACCAGTATAAAGGATAGGTTGTTTAATCTCTGCCCATGTAGAAATGGAATTAATTAGTTGCTCTGCCTTTGTTTGAGATATCTCAGGATTGTTATACCAGAACATACATTGTTCTTCCGCATCATAAACTCTCTTTCTTTGATAGTCTCTTATGTGAGCATTTGGAATAGACCCAAGATATGTAGCTCCCATTTTCTCATCCCCTTATCTTATTCCAAACTATTCTAGCTAATCCTATAACTCCCACAACAACGGAAGTCCATGAGATTATCTGAATAGTCATAATATCTTCAAAGGCGTGTCTTGACACATCTGCCATAATCCCACCAAAAAGAATCAAGGGTATTGGAAAGTATTCTTTTAAAAGTTTCATTATTATTACTCTGGAATGATTAGGCTGTCTAATGCTTTAATCGCAGTAGCACTGAACTCTTTGAGTTCTTTAACTAATGCTTTCTTTTCAGCCATCGTAATTTTCTTGTCTTTCATGGCTTCTCCCATAGACCGCACTACATCAAGAGCTTCTTTAATAATTTTCTTAGCCTCAGCCGATTGTCCTGCATTTAATTGCATGAATGTGATAGCTAGGCTTAGAATTGCCATTGGATTCATATTTCTAC